AGGATGGCATTGGAAGGTCGCTTCCATCTCATAGACTCCATGCTTGTCCTTTATCATTTTTGAAACAAGTACCTTATAGCACCAAAGACGGACTGTCTTCAACTGCTCACTCTCCAGCCAAAACTGTTCTTTAGAAAAGAGAGTCAAAAACTGAAAAAGTTCTTCTTCACTTGGCTTGACCACATAAATCTTAAATGTCAACTCCATCACATTTCGATGCTTGTTGGTTTCCATTACGGCACCACTGATCCCTCTATGCTCAAGGAGCTGAGTCTTGCTGCCTTTCATGACAATCGGTGGACTGTTTTCCACTATTACCTTAAAAGGAAACGAAGAGGTATGCACTCCATCAATGACTAATTCATTGTATCGAATCATGTTCACAATCCTTTCAGTTGTTTTTGCCTAGCGAGTTCTTCTGCCAATCTTCCTGCTACATGTTCTGCCAAGCGTTCTAAATCCGCTTCTTCTCTGATCACAACATCTGAAATAGTGATAGTAATCTGTGGCAGAGCATCCAAGGTAGAAACAATTCCACGACCAATCTGACCCAATGTTTCTCGGTTTAAGGGAAGAACCGCTTCTCTGCCTGCCTCCCCTCCTGCTAAGAGATTCGTACCATTTAGGCCAAAGATGGTTGGCTTGGTTAAAATCCCACCCTTGGCATACCATTCAATCCCAATCCGTGGAATATCCCCCTTTAACCAATCAAGCGGATTGGCCGACCCGCTGACACTAAAGTGCTGCAATGGAATATGCGGCCAAGAGATATGAAAATTAAAGAGATTCTTTATGGCATTGATTGCAGAGGATACGGCATTTTTAGCCCCATCAATCGCTCCAGAAATGGCATTTTTGATTCCATCCCAAATATTTCGAACAGTTGAGAAGATGTTGTTTAGGACATTTGATATGGTCTGCAAGATCCCATTCCAGATATTGGATAGTGTGCTTGCAATCCCCTGAACAATCCCTGTCACCGTGGATTGAATGGCATTCCAAATGGATGAAAATAAAGAAGAAAGGGCTGATAGAATATTTGAAACACTATCTCTGATACCGTTCCAGCTATTCACTATAAATTGCCAGATGGCATTAAGAATGGTGCCAATGATGGACTGAATCCCTTCCCATATGGTAGATACAATTTGCTTAATGGTTTCCCAGGCACCAGACCAATCCCCAGTGATCACTTGCATGACCAATGTGATAATGCTAAGAATAACATTTAGGACTGTTTCTATTATCGTCTTGATAATATCCCAGGCTGTTGTGACAACGAGCTTGATATTCTCCCAAACAGCTGTTAGATAAGGCCCAATTAAATCCATAATGGTGGTGATTACCGTCGAAATGGCATTCCAGACTGTTGTTGCAGCATCTTGAATCAACTGGTGATTTTCCTGCCACCAAGAAACCAAGGTTCCCCAAATTTCCATCACAAAGTCTACGACTTGTTGAACGATGAAAGAAATAGCTGAATAGATAGCATTCCAAGCATCCGTAACAGCTGCTCTGAAAGCTTCATTATGTTCCCACAGTTCCTTAATACCAATGACCAATAAAGCAACAGCCGCTATCACCGCAAGTACAATCCCTACAATCGGAGCAGCCGCAGCTAACATCCCTCCAATCGTCGTCCCAAGAGCTAAAGCTGCAGCTTGTAAGGCCACAATAATGGGTAAGAGAATACCCGCAACAGTCACCAGTCCACCCACAACCAGAATGAACTCCCGCACAGGTTCCGGAAGATTCACGAACCATTCCGCAACACTTTTTAAAAGCGGAACAAGTTGTTGAAGAAACGGAGCTAGGGTTTCTGCAATTGCTCCTCCAACTTCGGCCATGGCCTCTTTAGCTGCATTTTGTGCAAGCGTGAACTGATCGATAGGGTCAAGCGTTGCTTCATAGGTGGAAGCAACCACACCCTTTGCTTTTTCTGCAGTTCCTGCTAAATCATCAAAAGATAGAGCTCCCCTCTTAATGGCATCCACCATCCGTGGAGCAGCTTTAGTACCAAAGATACTGGATGCAAGCGTTAAGGCTTCCGTTTCACTAGTGCTGTTTCGGATTTGTTCGACCGTTTCTCTTAAGCCTTCACTCAGTGTCTTGCCCTTAGCCGCATAGTTGACTGCTGCTTTGGAGAGGGAAGAAAGAGTAGCCGAAGAATCGACCCCACTTTTTTCAAACTGCCCCATAAGAGCCACACCCTCATCAAACGAAAGTCCTAAAGCCTTAATTTGTGGAGCACCTTGAATGGCTTTGGTCATCAAATCCTGAACGCTGACACCAGTCGCCTGGGCCGTATAAGTGATGGTATCTAAGACCCGATTTAAATCACTCGTCTCAAGTCCATATGCTTCAATGGCTTGTTTTGCGGAAATGGCTGATTCCGTCACGTCCGAACCATTGATTTCTGCGTACTTAATCAAAGTCGCAGAAGCGTCCTTTAAGGCATCACCAGTCAACCCAAACTGGGTATTAAGCTCACCAACAGCACTGCCCACTGTTTGAAAGTCCGTTGGAATTTCAGTCGCAAGACCTTTTGCAATATCTGTCATCTCATCCAGCGCTTTTCCACTGGCACCGGTTTTGGTGACGATGATATCCATCCCTTCGTCCACTTCCCGAAAAGCTTCCAGTGTTGCTTTTCCGAAGTCAATCAGCTTCTGACTGATTTCGTTCAGTTTTTCACTGAAGTTGGCTAGAATCTCAGACCTTAGAAGATTGTTAGTTTCTACTAAGCTGTGGTTGGCATTATCACTTGCTCCACTCATGCTGCTCATCTCATCTCGCAGATGATGATAAGCTGTCTTGGTTTCATTGAGTGACTTTTCTAGTTTATTGGCTTCAACTGAGTTCTCACCGTATTCAGCCTTGGTCAACTCTAACTGCCGTTCTAAATTGGCAATCTGTTTCTCGACAATCTCTGACTGAGCCGCAACCTTTTTCTGAGCAAGGGCCAGTTTTTCAGATTCACTGGCATTACGACCTAGCTGACTTTCTTGCAACTTAAAGGAGGAAGCGACTTTCTCACTCTCTGATGCTAGTTGATTTTGTTCAGCTCCTAAAGCAGCTAGTTTACTTTTGTTGCTGGTGACACTGGAGCCATTTTGCTCCAAAGCTCGGTTGACACCCTCTAGCTTATTTTCATAGCTTTTGAGAGTGTTCTGAGTGATTTCGACCTCTCTTTGAAAAGCCCGATACTGATCAGCTCCGATTTTCCCGCTTTGAAACTGAGCTTCTACCTGAGATTGGGCTTGACGTAGTGTCTCTAGCTTCTCTTTGGTTGTTTGAACTTGCTTGGCTAAAACCTCTTGTTTCTGAGTTAAGAGAGTGACATTGCCTGTGTCAAATTTTAGTGCCTTATCAATTTGTTTCAGTTCTCGGCTTGCTTCTAAGGCTTCGTGGTTCACCCCTTTTAGAGCTTTTTGTAAGGGCTGGGTATCGCCTCCAATTTCAATTGTGATTCCTTTAATGGTTCCAGCCATACCCTACCTCCTTACCGCTACATCAAAAGTTATCAAAGTCTGTCTGCGTAGCCTTGCGAGTTCTATCTGCTTCTTTGGTACGCACTTCCACATAGTCTGTCTGATAGTCCAAGGCCATGCCAATCGTTATCTCTTTTAAATCTGACATGGATAGTCCTGTCTCTTTACAACAGTGAAGATAGGATTCTACCGTGAAGGTTTCTCTACTCGCTTCTTCCGACGCGTCGACTTTTTTCTGGTGGTCATTCCTTGATTTAACAATTCCATCAGAACCGGTCCTACTGTTTGAAGCGGAAATTCTTCTAAGCCCATAAAGAACTCTTCAAAAGGTTCAATAGATGGGTTAGCTGATTTGGCAAAAACCCAAAAGAGCCGGTGGAAAAACGTCATATCAAAATCCGCTAACATGCTCATATCCACATCCGATGCAGATAAAGTTTTGCCTTCTTCTAGCTGTTCAGCTTTTTTTAGAATCGACTCCGCCTGCAACATTTGAAACAGATCCTGAAAATAATCTTTCCCAAATTCTTTTTTATAGGCAATCGGTGTGTAAGCATTAGTAGCTAGCTCAATGTTCTTACCTGATAACTGAATCATTTTTCGCATGATTAACCTCCCGGTTTCACAGTTGGCTCATAGACTTTTGTAAACCAAGTCTTTTTGACATCTTCTGGGGTATCCTCTGTGGTCCTGCGACGGACTAGCTTATCAAGCGGCCGAGGACTGGCTTTGAATTTCAATTCCACTTCATTGATGTCTGAACCGCTCTTTGTTTTAGAAGCTACTGTTGGCCGGCTTGCATAACAATAATAGAGCACATGGAGCGTTTCTTTCTTATCCCCTTCAAATCGGAACATCAAAGCAAAGTTTTTTTTCTCACTGCTTGCAATTTCTGAGATGACTTTACTCTGGGCATCAATAGTTTCTCCCAACACTCGAGTCAAAAATTCCTGTGTCAAAAGAGCCAGTTTCAGAGTTCCTTCATAGCCATCATTAGATTCTGTCGTATAAAAATTGATGTTGTCTGCTTTATAGGAACCAGAATCCCCTTGTGGCTCCAAGGTCAGCTCTGCAGCACCCCTAAGTCGCTCCACTGTCCCGTAGGTCAGCGCCCCATCATCTCCTTCTCTGGTTACTTCTGCCCAATGGACATCCTGCAGACCAAAGGTGACTTTATTTTTCTCCATCGGATTTTTCCTTTCTATTGACTTAAATGATAAATAACCTGATACAGCTTTTCTGTATCCAGATAGGTTTCTTCCTTGTCAAAAAAGAGAGAATGACTATCGAGTGCCGCTTCTATTTTCTCTTCTAAACCAAGGTCTTTTTTCTCGGTATAAAGCTCCAGTCTGACTTGACTTCCTTTGTGATAAGCCAGATTATCTGCTCCATAATTCTGAGAAGCAGGAAACCAATACACCAAAAAGGGAGGAGCTGGACTATGCCCCTCCTCAAAATGATGGTAAGCACTGGACAAACCTAGACTGCTTAAAAATGGAAACCACTCATCTTTTTTCATAACTTCTCCTTCAAGCGCTCTTCAAATTGGCGAATCATCTTTTCTTCAACAGGGGCAATATGCCGAATTCCTTCAACCCTGCCACCGCCTCGTTTGGCATGACCATTTTCTAAGAGATGCGTCAGTCCTGGTGTTCGATTATGAATCGTTTTTGTCAAAGCTAGATTCGTTTCTTTAGTCGCGGTAGAGGTCCATCCTCGAGCATATTTTCCCCGATTTTTTGGAGAATGTTGCTTTAACTCATTGACGGCTTCCTGCGTACTGTCTTCCACCACTGCTTTCACTGTTTCAGTAGACCTTTCAACATAATCTTCTAACTCCTTTTGAACAAACCAAGCTAGGTCAGACGGGTCAATTATTGGCATATTGTACCTCCTCTGTCGCATCTATCAGGATTATCTTCTGAGGATAAGTCAACGAATCAATGGCCTTGATATTATAAACCTTATTCTCAAAGCGAAGACGAGTGGTTTTACTATCCAACTCTTGTATAGCCGGGTCATAGCGCAGCGTAAAGCGTAACTGATGAATATTCTTGACCATTACTGTTGCAGTGCCTTCCGTTTCAAGAAGTACCTTGCAGGAACACCACCTAGAAAACAATGGCTGCCACTGACTGCTTTCATTGCCAATAGCATCTTGCACAATGACTCGTTTTTCAAAGAAAACCCGTTTGCTTAATGGAGCTATCTTCATCAGAACACATCCCTTCTGTGAGCAGAAAGAAGAGCCTTGAGGAGTTCTACCAAACTCTCCTGCCCTCCTTCTTCTCGGTGCTCGTAAAGATAAGCTGTCCCAAATAAAACAATCGTCTGAAGGAAGTCAACTTCTTTCTCCTCCGTCACTTCCTCCAGATTCTTGCGTAGGATACTGGAACACAACTCTTCACTGGCAGAAATCATGACTTGAATCAAGTGGTCATCCTCTGAGTGTTCAACCCTTAGATAGTTCTTTGCTTCCTCCAAACTAATCTTCATGAGAAGCCTCATTTCATGGTCAAAACTTTAACCGCTTCATTCAGAATTAACTTACCATCCACACGCTGACTAGCAAGGAAGCCAACTTGACCACTTTCTGCATAGAGCTCATTCAGACGCTTAAAGGAACGTCCTTGACGGTCCGCAATCCAGTAGTAAGAAAAGTCACCGAAAGCCAAAACTTTCTTACCTGTATCAATCGTCGGTACAAAGCTAGAGGTGAAATAAGGACGATTCAGAATCATATCTGGTACACCAGCTTGAACAGATGGCTGCCAGATATAGTTGCCATTATTGTCCTTGAGTTTCCGTAAGGCTTTGACAGTCGAATCGTTCAAAATCCATACTGCATTTTTCCGATAAGGTGATTTAAGCGAGTGATACAAATCCATGACATCGTCAAAGGTAATCGTCGCACCACCACTAGTCGCCCCTTCAGTGACTGTTTGAAAAATTCCAGTTGGCTTACCTGTTCCATCACCAATCAGAAAAGCTTCTTCTTCCTTCACACCAATACGACGAGCAAATTCATTAGCCATATAGCTTTCCAAATCAAAGACGGAATCATAGAGCAATTCATCAGAAATCTTAATGGCTGTTCCAACCTTATGGGAACCAAGCGTTACTTGACTAAAAGTATCTTCTGACTCCTTGAACTTAGAGTTCTCATCCATCCAAGTGGCTTCACCGTTCCCTGACACAACTGGAATCTTCCGCTCCCCGCTTGAAGTCTGAATGACCGTTGCAAGACTCCGCATGAAGTTTTCTTCTTGAAGAGCCTGAATCAGGCGTTTCTCATATTCATCTGTAACCAAGTAACCGCCAAGTAGATCGGAAGAGCACACGTCTGAACTCCAGTCACCGATGTA